AATCCAGACTATATGTTTGGTCATGGTTATATGGGTGCTACTTCATTCTGGTATACAAATGGACACGAGGTGACCGAACGTTCTGAGTATTGGAAGAATGCTATTGTTAATCGGTTCAAAGGTTTCATTGAATCCGGCAAAGCTATTCTGAAAGAAAAGGCTGCCGAAAAGAAAGTTGAGAAGAATGTAGTATCGCTTTCTCCAATGCAACGTTTGCAGAATAAGATTAGTGCCACTATTATGCAAGATCTGCTCGATCTTGAAGATCAGTGGATCGAAGGTGAGAAGACTACGATTGATGTATATCTTCTTTTTAAGAAACACGGTTTGGCTGGATCGGCTGTAGCGCCAGTCCGCCAGGTGATTGAGGGATGGTTGCTAGATTATGAAGATGCATACCATAAGCGTTGTGAACAAGCCGTCGAGGGTTACTCACATTTGAAAAGACCTGAACTCAATCACCGCATTAAAGCGTGTCAAGACATGCTCCTCGATCTTGACCGCATTAAGTCCGCAGCCAAGGCTACTCGTAAAACACGAGTCAAAAAGCCTCAGGCTGCGGACAAACAAGTTAGGAATGTAAAGTACAAGACTGAAGATGCTAATTTTAAACTGGCATCAATCAATCCAGTGCAAATCATTGGTAAGACTCGATTGTACACATTCAATACAAAGACTCGAACCTTGACAGAGTATATCACTCAAAGTGTCGATGGATTTCAAATCTCTGGTAGTACGATTAAGAATATCGATCCTGTCAATAGTCGACAAGTCAAGCTTCGTAAGCCAGATGAGTTCTTGCCAATGGTCTTATCTAAAACAGTAAAGCAAATCGATACTGAGTGGAAGAAGCTGACTACAAAAAGCAGTCAGCCGAATGGTAGACTAAACGCAGATACAATCTTATTGAGAGTATTAGATAAATGAAAGTAAAAATGATTGATCCTCCGGGAGGTTGGAAATATGGGTTTCCAAAAATCCTACCAGAAAATGTTGAAGACACTCGTAAATGGTTGGTTGAAAATGGATATCCACAGCAAGAGATAGACAGCTTAGGTGATCAATTCTTTTGCAGACATTGGGAGGAAGAAATTGACGATTGAAGATAATTTTTTGACTAAGTCAAAATTTACTAAGCTTATCGAAGCGACAGTAACTGAAACTAAACTATCTTATATGGACACTATTCTATATCTCTGTGAAAAGAATAATATTGAACCAGAAGATGTGAAGAAGTTTATTTCACCGATCATTAAAGATAAGCTTGAAGCTGAGGCAATGCAGCTAAACTTTTTGCCAAAAACTAACACTTTGGACTCTGCTTTTTTTGAATAGTGTGATATATAATAATACATACTATGTACATTACAGAGAAACTAGTGTATAATATTACAGTAACACAAACAACACAAGGACAATACGATGTCATTCGAAAATCTAAAACGCAATCGCGATCAAATCTCAAAACTCGTTCAAGCAGCAGAAGCCACCGGTGGTGGTGAAAAGAAATCTTATGTTGATGAGCGCGTTTGGAAGCCAACTGTAGACAAAGCGGGTAATGGCTATGCAGTACTACGATTCCTCCCAGCGGCCGAAGGCCAAGAACTTCCATGGGTCCGATATTGGGATCATGGATTCAAGGGACCAACTGGTCAGTGGTATATCGAAAACAGCCTTACTTCTATTGGTCAGACTGATCCAGTTGGCGAACTCAACTCACGACTCTGGAATTCTGGGATTGAAGCAGACAAAGAAAAAGCTCGAGCACAAAAGCGCCGGCTCCACTACGTAGCCAATGTTCTAGTTGTTCAAGATCCGAGTGCTCCACAGAATGAGGGTAAAGTATTCCTCTATAAGTTTGGTAAGAAGATCTTTGATAAGATCATGGACTCTATGCAGCCAGACTTCGCAGATGAAACACCGGTCAATCCTTTCGATTTTTGGGAAGGTGCAGACTTTAAATTGAAAATCCGTCAGGTTGAAGGATACCGTAATTATGATAAGTCAGAGTTTGCAAGCCCATCTGCTCTCTATGATGCAGACGAATCCAGACTGGAAACAGTCTATAACCAACTACATGATCTCGGTGAGTTCACCGATCCAAAGAACTACAAGTCCTACGATGAACTCAAAGCAAAGTTGATGCGTGTTCTTGGTGAAGAAGCCACTGCTGGTGCATATACGGTCAAGCAAGAAGCGATGATCAATGAACCTGCACCGGCTCCTCAGCCAGTATCACAAGAACCAGTGACTGCTGAACAGGTCAATATGGCAGATGACGATGATGATACCATGTCATACTTTGCTCGTTTGGCAAATGAAGACTAATATATAACAATATTCAGAGTTTCCTGTGTCACTTTAGTGGCATGTTAACGCAGGAACGCATAGTGACTGAACAACCCTTGTAACGGGGGTAAGGTATGCACGGGGAGTGGTACTCCTACTCAACCAGCAAACGTGTAGTTCGGGTGACTTGAGAGGAAGTTACTAGCCTGATGTGGGTAATATCCAAATCCCACCTATGCACTTTATTTTAAATTACGGTTTAGGTCAACTAACTACCTGTTGCAGAGTAAGACTCGAACAAAAGTTAGTATAACATAAGGAGAGATTACTTCGGTAGTCGGGGATTAGGGAGCTTCGGCTCCCTTTTCTTTATTATGGTGATTGCCACAGCATTCCATTAGGATCGAATGCCATAACCGGACCTTGTGGTAAATTATTAAAAGCCGTAGATGAAACAACAGTATCACCAATTTGACCGGCAACGATTGGAGGAGCTGACACCTGGTTATTGTTTAATGCACTCATGAAACCAGGATCAATAGTATTAGTAGGTTTTGCTGTGCTCGAGATCGGTGATGCTTTTGTCGAAGAAGATAATATTCTACTTAAGCTGTCTGAAGTTAATTCACCTTTGCTTGCCAACAAGCTATCTATCGCACCTTGCTTAAGACCTCCATATTTTTGAGCTTCGGCGCGGGCATATATTAACTCCATATCGACAGCTTCAGGAGTCACTTCTCTGTCATATTCTTTTAATGATATTGCAGCGGCTCTTACAGCTTCAGCATAATCACCTGAAGCTAAAGCATATGCTGCTCTTTCTCTATATGCTTGGCCCATACGACCTCTTTCTTCAAGAGTCTTAACATTCATTTGATATGCTTTATGTAGAGCTTCTTCATTTCCAGCGCCATGAATTAATCCCCCGGTCGGATCGGCGAATCTCATTAATTCTGAAGCCGCGGCAGAAGTTTTAGCCGCGACCTCTTCTGGATCTACATCTTCTCCTGCTGCTTGCCTTGCAAGAATGTCATCTGCTTCTGAAACTATTTTATTCCTTAATTTTGTATCTTGCTCTCTTAAATAATCCCCCATTGCTTTTAGGCCAGATGCTGCTAAGAATGTAATTCCGCCAAGAAGTGCCCCAATAGGACCACCTAATGTATAACCTATCGCCATACCATTAACAGTCCAACTAGCTGCATCACCAGCAGTATCTCCGAATTCACTTCTAATAAAGTCCGCCATTGCTCCACCGACAGCAGAAATAATAAAAGCCGGACCCAATCTGCTAATGAACCGAGTTCTAAAGCTAGTTTGTAGTTCTGGTTTTAATTTAGTGAATCTTCCCCTAGCGTCTCTTCCAACATTTGCACCCGCGAAAGCTGGCTTTCCACCGAATCCTTGACTAATGGCACCCATAAGTAAAGAAGGACCAAAGTATCCGGCGAGCAATGATCCAGCCATTAACACCATTTCATTAGTGAAAGGTGTTTCCATCCCAGCAAAATCAAAGTTTTTAGTCCAAAACTCTTCGGGTAGTCCAGTAATATGCTTTATAGCACCAGTTAGCAAACTTCCAATAATGCCAGCTTTAAATCCCTTTTTACCAAAGAAAATAGAAAGAAGTAAACCAGTATCAATAGCATTAATTGCAGTGTCAGCAATTGCTTTCTTTTGAGATTCTGTCAAATTCAAATTAAAACCATCTGACATTTCAGTCAAAAGGCTTACAATAATATCACTTCCAAAAGTTTCAAGTAAAAGTATAGCCGGTCCAAAAATTAAACCGCGGCCGACCATTTTTCCAATATTGGTTTTTAAAGCTTTAAGGCCCAAAGGCCCAAAAAGCCCGCCAAAGACACCCGCAATAATTGGACCTAGATAACCCTTAAGAGACTTTAGTAGACTGAATCCAGTTGCTTCTTGAATTCCTGAAATTATTCCCGATTTAAATCCGGTAGGACCTTCAGTCGTTTGAGCTATTGCTTTTCTTCCAGATTCTCTTTCAGCTTCGAGCTGTCTACTTCTTTCAGTTGCAGCTCGACGCAAAGCAGCTTCGCGCGCTTTAGCTTCTTGATCAAGTCGTTCTCTAACAGAAGTAAGAGTCTCACTCTGTGATTTTAATTCAATAACTACATCTGCTAAAGTCGCCATGACTACCTCTTAATGTTGTCTTTCTCTTTCTTCTTTTTGCTGCTTCAAGTCTTCTATCAACATTGTTATAAAGATTTCCCTCTCCCAAGGTAGCATTTCATTAATATCTTGTAAAGAATGATGAAAATTTTGCATTAGATAATAATTCGTCTTATAAAAGTTTACTAACGTCTCATGAGAGAGGGTGACTGAAAAAAATCAGTGATACCTTCTAAGACACGATTATTTTCGCTATTGCATTCTGAACAAATAAAATCTACACCGTGTCTTAATCGTGGCAGATCATTGATAAATTCCATAATTTGATCAAACTGTGACGTAGATAATTGATTTAAAAATTCTTCAATTTCTTCTGGCGTTTCATCTCTAAAAGAAATTCTTTCTTCTTCTGTGTTTAAACTATCTAAGCATGCGATGATAACGGTATACATTTGAGATACGATAGTAGATTCTTCACTGAGTGCTTCATCTAATAATGATTCGTATTGAGGATATTTCAGCATCAACGTGTATTGGTCATTCAATTTGATCGCAGGTTTTTCTTTTGGAAGATCCATTTTGATATCTTCTAAATTAACTTTTACTTCATTAATGTGCTCACAACTTTGACACATTAGACCAATGTTAGAAGTTTCTCCAGCCGCTTTGGTTCTGATTTGAATAAAAATATATTCAACATCAAAGGTGCTTAATCTAGCAATATCGATTGGATCTTGAATACACGCTTGAAGAGTATTAACAATAGCATTCAATATTTGCTTATCGTCTCGAGATTCTAAAGCCATAAGGAGCACTTTTTGCTCTTTTACTAAAAAAGGCCGATAAGATACTTTTTGACCAGTCGAAGGAATGGTCAATTCGTAAATTGGTATATCATTAAACTTAGGTAAAGCCATTATGCAGTTTTCCTTCTCCACACTTCATTTGCATTCACACGAATAAATTTCTTATTTGTTTCATTTGTATTCGGGTTTGGAATAGTAAGCACTACATTTTTACCACTAAGCCATGCTTTATATTTTGCATGCTCTTGTGCACCACTTCCAACCCATTCTTTACGAGCCATCTTTCTCCATTTACTCGGTTTCTGATGGTGAATACCTTTCGATACCTGATGCGCTCTTTGTCTTTTCTTTCCCATTTCAATTCACCTAAAATATTTGTCCTAGTTCTAAACCACCACTAATAAAGTTTTGTGAGCTATTTACAGCTTCCCAGTTTGTATAGGATAACTGTACTGTAAATTGAACCAATCCATCTAATTCATTGCTTAGTTCAATTGCTTGGAAAGTAGTAGGAAATGCATCAATAAGTTTACATGAATAAACACTTCCACCACCGATTCCAATATTTCCTCTTAAAGGACCTATAGATTTGCTAAATCCAACAAGAGGTTTTCTTAATTGATGAATAACAACATCACTTACATATTCATTTTTATAACTTATATCAAAGGTATCATTGATAATTTTTTTTCTCCAGCTATCAAAATACTTTTTTACGCCATAGTCATTCATAAGATAGAATGTCATAGATACATCATCGACTGCATAACCGTATGCCATTTTTTGAAATTCCATTCCAATTCTACGGTCGGTCGTTAAAATTTGCCTCCCGGGTAAAGTAGCGTTGGAACATAAGATATTCATTTCTCTTGCACTTGTACCAAATGTACTCGGAAGAGTTACTAAGAAGTTATTTGATCTTGCAAATCCTAGCTTTATCGAGGCAAGAGATTTGATTTCATCGATAGTTGCCATTAGATCATCTTCCTTGAATCTTTATAAACAGCTGCACCACTCGACTTGCGCCAATCTGCTGTCGGCAAGAAGGTTGCAATCTCCCATTCTGGCGCCGCCACCAATGCAAATCTACTTCTAACATGAGATAACAGATATCTCTTAAAGCACGGTTTAAAATGTCTAAACTTTTGCGAACCTTTTAATAACTGATATGACAAATCAAATTTAGTTTTCTCATCATACTTTTTATTTGTCGTAATATCAAGAAGAGCGTCAAGAAATTTTGCTCTAAGAACAGGTGGAAGATAATGCAGATTGATCCCATAGAATCCACCCTCTGCTCTTTCGACCGGAATCACAAGAGGAAAGGCATCATAATATGGAAGCTTGTCCTTTGTCTTTGGATCATAAAAGAACATATACATATTACCCACACCGAATCGATTGCGAAGAGTAACTTCATCTTCTTGCATCAATTGATTGCGATTAACTCTACGCATTTGTTGAGCTTTTTTTCTGAACCAATCACGTGACTGTTGAGTTCTTGGATTAATTCCAGCTCTAAATGCTTCAAGTTCTAGCTTTTGAAATAGATTCGACATAAAGCTATTTATAACTATTTTTTAGATTTTTTTCTGTACGGCGGCAAAGGTTTTAGCCGCTTTAGCTTTTTAAGAATATTCTTTTCATAAAGAGTTTCTTCTGTCCAGATCTGAAACTCCCAGCCTCGATCTTTACAATAATTATTTGCTGCTTCCCACTTATTCATATTCTTAACATAAGTCATTGCCTCATTAATATATCGCTTTGACTTATCGGGTCGTTTGGGTGGGACAGTCTCCTTTGCTGGCTTTATCTCGATTAAAACAGTTTTATTATTTGTAAAAGTAACTTTTAAATCTACAAAATATCGATGCATTTTCTTATCGACGTCCCATCGATAGGGTATCACAACCTCTTCAGACGACCAGTACTTGACGTCTTTATTTCTTTCACACCATATAAAGCATGCTTTCTCCCACATAGATCGATATACAACCTTTGTCGGATCGCCTCTGTACTTATGTGGTTTCTTTACTGTGTATCGTCCTGAGTATGCCATGATTTGATATAAATAAGAAAGAGTTATTTAACTATCTATAGGAATAGGTTATGGCAAAATATAGACAATCAGATGGGCAGATCGTTAATTTTAAGCCAAGCGATGATGCTGTTCCTATCGATGATACGTCGACTGTAACAAAGGTTGCAACTTCTACCGGAGGAACGACTACTTATAATGAAACTCCGACTACAAAAAACCCTCTTAATGCTGTCACAGAACAAGTGACACTCGGTAGCACCTCACCAGTTTTAAGATTTCCTCTAGTCGATAATCCTGCTTATTCAGGTAAGATTAGATTCAAATTATATAGACAAAATCCTCTTAATTTTAATCTAGATGCTTTAGCTAGTCTATCAGTGCTTGATAATGTCAAATCTATATTTGGCTCTACAACTGGAGAAAGAGCAAAAACAGAATTAGAGATTGCAGCACAAGATTCTCGTGATGAAGGCAATAAGGCTCGAGCTCAGCTAGCTTCACAACAAGAAGAAGTTAGAAAAGGTATTGCAGAAAGCTTCGTGAGTGGATTGGGAATTGAAGAGGTTGAGCCTAACAAACTTTATGAAGGATCTAAGATTCCAAGTAAATCAGTTGAAGCTGAATTGTACTTTCCTCTTTCTGTGACAATGGATGATAATGTTCAATATGAAGGAATGGATCTTGCCGGGATTGGCACCAGCATATTGAAAGGAATGCAGAATCAACAAACCGTCACTCAGGCAGTAGCTAACTCAGTGATGAGTGGTTTAGGCAATTTATTTGACTTTGCGTTTGGTGGATTGGCAGATCAAAC